CGGCAAACCTTCAACTGGTCTGCGCTGAGTGCCACGCAGAGATCCACCGGCGCCGTGAGGCGTTCGCTCGTTACCAGACCCACAACTGACGATGCCAACGCTCCTAGAACAACTCCAGGAGCTTCCGTCCTCCTGGGGACTCGTTGCTGTCAGCGGCAACAAGCGGCCCTACCTAGACAACTGGCAATCCAACCCCCTCACCAAAGAGCAAGCCGCCAAAGAGATCACCATTGGCAGCGAGATCGAGTTCAAGGTAGGAGATAAGACCGAAAAGCGGATCGTCAAGGCAAAAGCCATCGGCGTCATCGCTGGCCCGCTTTCAGGTGGCCTGCTGTTCCTCGACCACGACGGCATCTCAGCAACTGAGCAGCTTGAAAAACTAGGCATCCCGCCCCGCAGCCTTCCCAAAACCGCCACCTGCACATCCGGCCGTGATGGCCGCTTTCAGGTGCTGTTCACGGTGCCTGAGCGCTACTGGCCCAGGATGCGCAACCGCCGCGTCTTCGACACCGGCAAGGTGGACGCTGACGGCAAGGCTGAAAATCTCGACCTTCGCTGGAATCGCCACCAGTCCGTTGTCATCGGCGCTCACCCCATCACCGGCGGCTACCGCTGGATCAAAGGCCGATCACCAGCGGAAGCCGGCGTTGCTGAGGCGCCAGGGGCGCTGATCGCCCTGTTATTTGAGGATCCCGAGCCGCAACCCGCACCGCTGCTCACCGTCACACCTCAGCCGATCATCCCAGCAACCCTGCCGCTGCTGGATTTCATCACTCTCGACAGCCGCACACTCGTTGAAACTGGCGGCACGCCTGGCCAGTGGAATGACGATCAACTCAAGCTGGCCCTTGACCTGCAGGGGACAGAGGAGTGGATCATCGATCAGGGCCATCGCCCCGACATCTCAGCGGCTGAGGCCTTTGAACAGCACATCTCAGCAGCTCAGGTCAAGGCCAGGGACTTCGACGCACGCAAGGCCCGCAAGCGCTTCGAGGGAGCAGCCGCGCACAACCCGCACCCTGCCACACCCCTCGACAAGCTCGAATCACGGCTGAGGTTTCACACCCGGACTGCCAGGCCGGCGCTGCCGCCTAGAACCACCGCTCTTGCTTCCTCGCCTAACGCCAAGACGATCGGTCAACTGGAGTCGGAACTAAAGGAAGCACGATCCACGCTCAAGGGGCTCCAACCAAGCTCGCCAGATTTCGAGCGCACAAAAGCGAAGATCAAAGGCCTGGCCAAACAGGTCTCTGAACTCAACAAAGGAATCTCGTCATCACCCGGCAAGCTGCTGCCCGTGGACGCAGCTGAGCTGCTCACCATGCTTCGCGCACAGGCTGGCTCTGACCGGATCCGCTTCAACCGCTTCTCTCAGCAGATCGAGATGGATGGCGTGGTCATGGAAGGCGCCGAGCGGTTCTACCTCTCCTTGGCTGAGCAGGGCTTCAAGGTCTCCAAAGAACTCGCGGTTGACTGCCTAGTCCAGGTCGCGCACGAACACCCCTACGACCCCGTGGCGCTCTACCTAGAGCACGTCGCTGCCACCGTCGATCCGGCCTACATCGGCGGGCTGGCAAGCGCATACCTCAGGCCTGAAGACGCAGCGCTTAACCAGTCCACCATCTACGACCACATGATCCGCTGCACTCTCATCGGTGCCGTCAAACGGATCTTTGAGCCTGGCTGCAAACACGACACCGCCTGTGTGCTGATGGGTGAGCAGGGTGCCCGTAAATCATCCTTCTGGTCTGCCCTCGGTGGAGCGTTCTTTTCTGATGCCCTAGGTGATATCTCCAGCAAAGATGACCTAATGGTCCTGCACCGCTCCTGGATTATGGAATGGGCGGAACTCGACCACATCATGGGCCGCAAGCATGCCGGCCAGATCAAATCCTTTCTCTCGCAATCAACCGACCTTTTCCGCGTCCCCTACGGCAAGGCAACCGAAGCATTCCCCAGGCGCGGAATTATCGTCGGCTCAACTAACCGCTCAACCGGATTCCTGCAAGACGACACCGGCAACCGCCGGTTCTGGGTTGTTCCTACCACCTGCACCGAAACCAACCCAATTGACACGCCTAACCTCATGGCCGAACGGGACGCCATCTGGGCTGGTGCCGTCAAGGCCTACCGCGACGGTGAAGCCAACTTCCTGCCGCCTGAACTGGCCACGATCGTCAGCCAAGAAAACGAAAACTATCAGGTGGAAAACCCGTGGAAGACGCCCATCGTTGACTGGCTGTCCAGGCCTAGCAATTTCAACGCTGAACTCACGTCAGAGACGATCCTCAGCAAAGCCATCGCTAAGCCCACTGAACGGCAGACCCGCGCCGATCAAATGCAGGTGGCCACCATCATGCGCGAACTCGGCTACGGCAAGGCTCGGCGCAGCGTTGCTGGTGTCCAACGTTGGGTGTTCACCAAGGGCTGAGCAGCTGCTAACCATCGCCCCATGAGGTCGGCAACTTGCTGACCTCTTTTTTTGTCTCATCCTGGGACCCACCCTGGACTGACGGGATTGCCAACCTGGTCGGCAGAGGTTAGCAGCGGCAAATCGGCTGCGGCGCATGGCGTCTTCTACCCTTGCTAACCTTCTAACCTCTTAAGAAGAATTGATAAAAAGAGGGGAGATAGGGGGGTAGGAGGCAGGAATAGCCGTTTTCCTGCCTCCTAAGACAAAGGTTGGCAGAGGTTGGAAGTTGGCAACCCCCTGGATCCGTTGCCCACCCGCAACACATCCGCTCTCGGCAGGCAAACTGCAGCAACAGCAACAGACCGGGTGACGCTCAGCAAGCTCCAGCTGATCCGCCACAGCCCTGAGCTGTTGGAAATCCGCATCCCCTACAGCCGCGCTGATCCGCACGAGTTCCTACTCGCATCAGACATTCACCTCGACAACCCACACTGTGACCGCGAGCTCCTGCGCAAACACCTCAAGCATGTTCAGGGTCGTGGCGGTCACGCCCTCTTCTTTGGTGACATCCTTTGCCTGATGCAGGGCAAGAAAGACCGTCGTGGCTCCAAGGGCTCCATCCGCCCTGAGCACCTCGGTAGCAATTACTTCGATCTGGTATTCAGCGAATGCGCGGAATGGCTTAAACCCTTCGCGCAAACCATCCTGATGATGAGCGATGGCAACCACGAAACCGCCATCATCAACCACAACGAAATCGACCCGCTTGGCAACATGACCCGCCTCATGCGGGATCGCTACAGCTCACCGGTCGAGCACATGCGCTACCAGGGCTGGATCTGGTTCACCTTCTACCGCCCTGGCAAAACCCGTGGTGAACGCATCCGCCGCGTTGCCCTGTTCTTCCATCACGGTGCATGGGGCGGCATCGTGACCAAGGGCACCCTCGGTGGCATGCGTTATGCAGCCGTCGCTGAAGCCGACCTCTACGTCAACGGCCACAACCACGAACGCACCATCGTCTCTCACCCCTGCTACCGCCTCACGGCCGCCGGCCGCCAGCGCATCGCACAGCGCTGGCACGTCCAAACCGGCACCTACAAGGAAGAGTTCGCAGACGGCGCTGGCTGGGCCGTAGAGCGCATCGTGATGCCTAAATTGCTGGGTGGTGTGTTCCTCCGGCTCAGGCCCACCCCAGACGGCGTTGACGTGGCCCTGGAGCCCGCCACCTGATGCGGTTGCCCAACAGCAACGCATGGGGTTAAGCTGTAGGCGATCACCGCACCCGCACACCAGTGCCAGCCGGTAGGCCTTCAACGCTCACTGACGAGATCATCGCCAAGGCGCAGCAGATGGCAGATCTTGGCCTTCCCCATGCCCTCATGGCATCCAGGCTTGGTGTTGCAAAAACAACCTGGGAACGTTGGATTCAGAAAGGCCGCAATTCTGATGAGTCAACAAATGAAGGCAGATTGTGGGGAGTCATCAATAGGGGCGTTTCCAAAATTGCAGAGTCTTACCTGCAATCCCTTCACGGCCAAGCTGAATCAGGCAATGTCAACGCCATCACCTGGCTCCTAACGCATCACCCAATTACACGCGATCAGTTCAGCGATGCTGCCGCTGAGCGTCGCGCTGTTCAACGCACACTTGGCACGGTCGTTCAAGCCATCGAAGCAGCCGACTTGAACGACGATCAACGCACTCGACTGCTGCTGAACCTGCAGGCGCAGGGGCTGGGTGTCCCCGATGCTGACCGCTGACCCGATCACAGCAGCACTCGCCAGGGCCAGGCTCGGGCAGCTCACCGTCTCCGCAATCCCACCCACTGCCCCCTACACCCGCTCCTTCGGCGACTACATCGCCGCTGTCTTCCCCAGCTTCACCTTCACCCGTCACACCAACCGCCTGATCGCCATCGCCCAGCGTGTTGCTGATGGTGAACTACCACGCCTGATGGTGGAACTCCCGCCTAGGCACTACAAGTCCACCATCTTCA